AAGATATAGAAAAAGTAATACACTATGCAGAAATGATTTTGGAGATGGAGTACAAGGATGAATAATTATTTACCAACAGAGTATCAAAGTTTTATACACCTATCTAGATATTCTAGGTGGTTGCCTGATGAAGGCAGAAGAGAGACATGGATTGAAACAGTATCCAGGTTAAGTAATTTTATGCAGATACATCTAAAGAAAAATTTAAATGTAGAAATAGAAAGTGAGATGTGGAGAAAGATAGAAGATTATATTATTGGTCTTTCTGTTATGCCTTCTATGAGAGCATTGATGACTGCCGGCACAGCATTAGAGAGAGAAAACATTGCCGGTTATAATTGTTCTTATATTCCTATTGATAATCCAAAAGCATTTGATGAAATACTTTATATATTAATGAATGGCACAGGTGTAGGTTTTTCTGTTGAAAGACAGTATGTAGATAAGTTGCCTACTATTCCAGATAGAGAGTTTGAAAAGACAGATGATGTTGTTTCTGTTACTGATTCTAAAGAAGGTTGGGCAAGAGCATTTAAAGATTTAATATCATATCTTTATACTTGTAGAGTACCAAAAATAAATGTTAGTAAAGTGAGACCAGCAGGTGATAGATTAAAAACATTTGGTGGTAGAGCTAGTGGGCCACAACCTTTAGTTAATTTATTTGATTTTGTTATTGAGAAGTTTAAAGGTGCTAGAGGTAGAAAATTAAATACTATGGAGTGTCACGATATTGCTTGTAAGACTGGTGAAGTTGTTGTTGTAGGTGGTGTGCGAAGGTCGGCTCTTATATCTTTGAGTAATCTATCAGACCAAAGATTAAGAGTCGCAAAGTCTGGTGCTTGGTGGGACACAAACCCTGAAAGAGCATTAGCAAATAACTCTGTTGTATATACTGAAAAACCAGATGCAGGTATTTTTATGAAGGAGTGGTTGGCTTTGTATGAAAGTAAGTCTGGAGAGAGAGGTATATTCAACAGAGTATCAGCACAAGAAAAAGCTAGAGAGAATGGTAGACGTAATGGAGGTTATGATTTTGGTACTAATCCTTGTAGTGAAATTATATTAAGACCTAATCAGTTTTGTAATCTTACAGAAGTAGTTGTAAGACCTATGGATACTGAAGCTACATTACATGATAAGATAGAGATTGCTACTATACTAGGTACAATACAAGCTACACTTACAGACTTTGGTTATCTTAGAAAAAGATGGCAAACTAACACAGAAGAAGAAAGATTACTTGGTGTATCTCTTACAGGTATTATGGATAATTCTATTATAAATAGAAGAAGAGAAAAATTACCAGAGATATTACAAAGCATGAAAAACAAAGCTGTTGTAACTAATAAAGAGTGGGCAGATAAATTAGGCATACCACAATCAACAGCTATAACATGTGTTAAACCTTCTGGTACAGTTAGTCAATTAGTTGATAGTGCTAGTGGTATTCATGCTAGACATAATCCATATTATATTCGTACAGTTAGAGGTGACAACAAAGACCCATTAACAGAGTTTATGAAAGCACAAGGTATACCAAACGAGCCGGATGTAATGAAGCCAGACCACACTACAGTGTTTTCTTTTCCTATGAGTTGTGCTGATACTGCTGTATATAGAAATGATATGTCAGCAATAGAACAATTAGAGATATGGAAATGTTATGCACAACATTGGTGTGAACATAAACCTTCAGTAACTATATCTGTTAAAGAAGAAGAATGGGTAAATGTAGGTAACTGGTGTTGGGATAATTTTGATTACCTTTCTGGTGTATCTTTCTTACCTTTTTCAGACCATACTTATCAGCAAGCACCCTATCAAGATATAGATAAAGAGCAGTATGAATCTTTACAATCTAAGATGCCTGCTAAAATAGATTGGGCTAAATTACAGGACTTTGAAAAAGAAGATAACACTAGAGGTTCACAAGAGTTGGCATGCACTGCAGGTTCATGTGAGTTAGTAGATATTTAATTATGCTTGATTATATTGTTATAGTTCTATGTATATTATTAATAGCTAATACTTTAAATATGATGTAATTTTTTTGTTGCATTATATTTTAGATTATGTTATAATGTTTATATGGCAAGAAAAGTAGTTGGAGCAATAAAAAAGTTTAAATCCTTTTTTAAAAAGGTTACTTCTATAGGTAACTCTGTAAGAACAAGACCAAAGAATAAACATAAACGTAGAAACTATAAAAAATATAAAGGACAAGGTAAATGAAAATAATTATAATATTAATATTAAGTTTAATTACAGTACAATTAAAAGCAGATGCATGGTTTGATTCAGTAGGTTATAGATACTACCATGATTTAGACAATGAACATGATGGTTCTAAGTTTAGAAGTTATGCTACTAAAAATTTATCTAATAATGATAAATTAAAAATAGCTTATGAAAGAAAAAGAATTGGACAAGGTTTTGAAGCCGGTACTTTTTTTATAGATTATGAGTGGAAGTTCTAATATGAATATGAAAATTAGAAACGATATGGACACAGTGTATATTGGTTATGACCCTAGAGAGCATGCTGCTTATGAAGTATTAAAGTTCTCTATAGAAATACGTGCCAAGAATCCTGTAAGAATAGTGCCTCTTAAAAAAGAAGCATTAATTAAAAATGGTATGTTCAGAAGAAAGGCTAATAAGATAGGTAATCAACAGTATGATGAGATAGATGGTAGACCTTTTTCTACTGACTTTAGTTTTACTAGATTTCTTGTACCACATTTAAGTTTATATACCGGTTTATCTTTATATATGGACTGTGATATGTATTGTTATGGAGATATCACAGAATTATTTGATATGTGTAGAGATACTTATTATCCTGTGTGGGCAGTACATCATAAATATGCACCAGAAAAAGGTATTAAAATGGATGGACAAGCACAAGAACCCTATAACATGAAGAATTGGTCTAGTCTTATGATGTTTAATAATGAACATCATTATCTTGATAAGTTAAGTATTGATGCTGTAAATACAGAAAAAGGTAGATGGTTACATACATTCAAATGGTTGCCTGATGAAGAGGCAGATATAGGGCAAATACCGGAGGAATGGAACTGGCTTGATGGTCACTCACCAGAAGATATGAAACCAAAGATTGTTCACTTTACAACAGGTGGGCCTTGGTTTGCTAAATGGAAACCCAGAGGAGTAACTGAAGGTAAGTATGCTGTAAAGTGGTGTGAAGATGCTAGATGGTTACAAATGAAAGGTATAATACCAAGAGAAAAGGATTATTTAATACAATGAGAGAGTTAACTAGCACACTATATAAGTCTTTGAAATGTCATTATAAAGGTGAAATAAATAAAGCATTATATCAACTTGATTTAGCATTTCAAAAACCTGTTGCAATCGGTGAACATCCTAAGATAGTAGAAGATTGTATTGTATTAATTAAACAATTATCAGAAGCTGAAGAAGCATTGGAAACATTGGAGAAAAATTTTGGAATCTACAGAGAAGCAAGTTAATATTGTTACATCTTTTAATGAAAGTATATTAAAAGATACAGCAATACATTTATTAAATTCAACAAAAGAAAGTTTAGATACAAGTATTAATTTTACTGCGTACTATCATGATTGTAAGATAGATGCCTATTCTTTACCTGATTATACTTATAAAAGTTTACATGATATAAAAGACCATGAAGACTTTTTAAAAAGATATGCAGAGCATGATGGTACAGAAGAAGGTAAGATACCATATAATGAAAAGTTAGATGCATTGAAGTGGTCACATAAAGTCTTTGCTTTAACAGAGATGGCATTTAATTTAGCAGAGAAAAGTAAAAATCCTGGTTGGTTAATATGGATAGATGCTGATTCTTACTTAAAGAAAAGACTAACAAAACAAGATATGTTAGCTATGCTAAATGATAAAGCTGATATGGTTTATAATCCTGATGAGCCCTTCTTCATGGCTTTTAATTTAGATAAACAACCTACTGTAGATATACTTGCAGATTTACGTGGTGCATATATACTAGGTGAAATG